GGCAGGAAGGCAAGAATCATGAAAGTGAATGGCAGACCCCAAAGCTACGAGGCCGAATACGAGGCCTTGCTTACAGCACTGGAAATATATAACTACATGAGTACTGATGATGAAGACTGTCAAATTGTCGGTTGCATCATCCTATCAAACTAGTAGGGAGGAATGGATGTATTGTTAGCGACTACATGGGTCAGGAAGCAGATACCGACCACAGAATGGACGGCAATCCCGTTGAAAGGTGGGAAGCCTATATCGGGTATCTTCATCGGAAGCTTAAGCCCCGCGCAGGTGCAAAAGCAGCTCGACGACATTCAGGGGTTCAAAGCGTATCAGCTCGACCAAACCAAAATTCAAGTGCATGTCTACCGCATGCCTGCACAAACCTTCATCACATATGCGGACCAAATAGATTAAAGGAGTAAATATCATGATCAACAACTATTTCAGCAAGTTCGAAAACAAGGGCATCCCGTTCATGGACGGCCGCACCAAGGGCAACATCTCTTCACTGGTCGGGGAGGTTCTTCATGTCGAGGACTTCGGTTTCATCGCTCAGGAAGGATCCACCTATCCGGTCATCGCATTCAAGGAACATCCGACTGCTTTCTATTTCGGCGGCGCAGTGCTTAATGACATTCTGTCGCAGGTGGATAGGGATGGTATGCGCGATGAACTCGTGGAGCAGCCGATCGTTCTCAAGATGATGACGAGCAAGAGGGGCCGTACCTACATGAGCGTGGACTTCGTCGAAGCATAATCCATTCCATGAATTGATACCGTGCCGGAGATGCCTCCGGCACGGCATATTTTTATAGGAGACATCGATACGAATAGGAGGGTGTTAGCATGGCCCGAAAGAAGACAGCCGCCGATGAGGCATACAATGCGAGGCGTCGTGCACGTCGGCAGGCGGCGCGGTTGGAGAAGGAGGCCGCTACGCTCACCGGTCGTCGTAGGGAAGTGGCGCAACGGCGCGCCGCGCAATTGCGTGAATCGATTGAAAAGACCTATGCGCGGAATGGTGTGACCCGTGCCGTACGTGAGAAGGAGCTTGCGAAGCTCGCTCGGCAGGTGCCGCAGCAGGCGGGGCGTGGTAAACGACTTGGCGCGAAAAGCCTGCAGCAGGCGGCTCGTAACCGCGCTTTTGCCATTCAGCTTTCGAACGCCTTGAATTTCGATACGATCACGGGTGAGGGGCCTGTGTCGAGTCTCGCGAAAGACCCGGAGATGGCAAGGGCTATGGCTTTGGTTTTCATGCATGCGCATACCGATATCAGGCGTGAGCAGTATGATTTGCATACACCGCAAAACATCTATAAGGAAATCATGAAATCGCATGGTACGAGTGACCTGCAGCAGGCGTTTTTGCAGACCATGCGTGAAAACAAGTCGACTTTGCAGGAAATGCACCGTTCCTTGAAAGATGAAGGCGATGGTGGGGACCAGAAATACGAAGCGGTTCGCCCCTACTTGTCGATGGTGCATCAGCAGCCTAGATATCGCGCTTGATTTAAAGGATATGATGATTTATGGCAAGAACTTCTAAGGGGGCTTTGCGGAAGCGCCCAGTTTACCGGGTCGTGGCGGCCTATGATACGGAAACATGTAACATAGGCACCGGCCCCGAAACCCGCGCCTACCCGATACTCTATATCCTCAATGATTTTGCGGACGTGCCGTTGGCGGAATACGTGCCGGATGATCCGCGCGAAACCGTGTATTTCGACAGGACCGCCGAGGAATTCATGTGTCGTGTGGAAGACATCATCGAGCGGGGCCGGGATGATCATTACACGCCCATCATCTGTGCATACAACCTGATGTTCGATCTGACCACGGTGCTGCCGCTTCTCGCGGATTCCTATCAGCTCATGGTGGCCGCGCAATCCTCGACCAATGTCTACTATCTTGACGTGTATGCGCCGGGTGCGGATACGGGGAAGGATGCTCCTGTTCTGCGGTTCTGGGATACGTTCTTTTTGGAGCAGAACGGGTTAAAGGCCATGGGCGAGACCGCGGATGTCGCGAAGGCCATCGGTGACTGGGATTATTCGCTTGTTCGTACCCCGGAGACGCCGCTTACCGATTTGGAGCTTTTCTATGCGAAGCGTGACGTGCAGGTCATTCCCGCGTATCTCCGGTATCTTTTGCAGGCCAATGCTGATTGGATCAGCGCGGATATGCTTGGTGTGCGCGTGCTCACGAAGACGGGTCTTGTTCGGCAGATGGCCGCTAACACCTTCGGTACCGTGTCTTTGCGCAAGCGTCGCGGCAATAAGGGCAATGTGACCATGCTTGACGATTTCATCCGGTTGTGCACCGATGAGCTGCCGCCGAGCTATGATTTGTATGCCTTGCGCAAGGCTTGTTTCCGTGGCGGGTTCACTTTCACGGCCGCCAATTATGCTTGCATGGACGTTACCGATGTCGTGAGCACCGATGTGACCAGCATGCATCATACTTTCATCAACGGTCGTTTCGTTCCCGTGCGGTTCGAGTTGGCGTGTGCGAGGGATCTGAAGGTGTATGCGCAGGCGGTGCTTGGCACTTCCCGTGAGGATGTGCTTGCACGGTATTGGCAGCCTTTCAGCTGCGCTTTTCATGCGAAGTTTCGTTTTACCAATCTCAGGCTGCGTAAGGGCTCCTGTTTTGAGAAGTGGGGTGTCGCGCTCATTCCGAAAGGCAAGTTCGACGATAGGGTCGTCGGTGTCGATTATTGGTGTGATGATCCTTCAAGCATCGCCGCGGAGCAGGGTGTGCGTGATATGGGTTATAAGGATAAGGCCGAGAATCCCGTGTTCGCGTTCGGTAAGCTGTATTCCGCGGATCATGCGGAGTTGCATTTGAACGAACTGGAGTTGTGGGCGATCTCGCGGGTGTATGAGTGGGATGACATGGAGCCGATATTCGGTGAGGCCACCGTGAAATTCAAGCGTCCTCCGGATTATGTGACGTTGCAGAGCAATCTCATGTATAAGCGCAAGCAGGATTGCAAGCGCATGGTGAAGGAATACAAGGGGGAGCCTTTCACGGGTGATATCCCCGAGAGCATTCCTCGGGGGCTTGCGGACGAAATGAGGAAGGGCACCCTTGATCCCGTGTTTCTCAATAATTACTATAACGGCACCGTGAAGGGCATGTTCAACGGCGTATACGGTACGATGGCGCAGGACGTGTACAAGCCGGAATTCGAAGTCGAGGACGATGGTGCCATCGAGGTCGATCATGCGTCCGTCGTCACCCCCGAGAACTTCGGGGGTCGTGGGCCGAAGCGTTGCAAGGTTCTTTATACTTATGGCATGCGGATCGTGGGCGGTTCGCGCGTGCATCTGGTGCTTGCCATGGAGCTGCTTTACGAGGCTTTTCACGGTAGGGTGTATGCCACCGGCGGCGATACCGACAGCATCAAATGCCATGTGCCGGCCGACATCACCGACGAGCAGGTCGAGTGTGCGCTTGATCCGTTGTTGGAGGCTGCCTCCGACGCCATTTCGATGGCATGCCGTCATATTCGCATCGACTATCCGCAGTGGGCGTCCGGGCTGGAGCATGTCGGTGGCTTCGAGGTGGAGAACGCCGGGGCGCGTTATGAGCATCATATGGAGTATTGGAACAAGGCGCGTGTGAGCTATCGTGGCGGGGAGTATCATGTCACGATGGCCGGTTTGAGCCGCCCGCTTGGGGCGTATCATATCGAGCATGTCATGCGGGATCTGGAACGTGGCGGGTATACTCCTGAGCAGGTCATGACTGAAACCCTTGGATATAACGTCAATGTGGTGTCTTCGGTGTCGTTCGCGCTTCAGACCGTTCGTCCTCGGGTGGGTGAGCGGTATACGGGGGTCGTGACCGATTATCTGGGGAATACGGCGCGTGTGGACACGTATGCCGCGGTCGCCCTGTATCCTACGGATCGTATGTTGGGTGATACCGGTAAGCGAAGCAACCGTGAAAACGTTGATTACCTACGTAGGTTGGGAAGGGATGTGGAGCGTCGGAACCGCGAGGTGAACGTGACTGCGGGGCAGGTGCCGAGCGTCACCGCTGGTATTCTGATGGAGGACGTCATACTGAAAGGAGTGAAGCATGGCAGCTAGATATTACGATTGGGATAAGACGCTTAGCTATGACGCCGATGTGACCATGGTCGTCGGTGCTCGTGGCGTGGGCAAGACTTTCGGCCTGAGGGCGCAATTCGTGCGTGATTGGTTGAAGGACGGGAGCCGTTTCGTGGAGATAACCCGCTACAAGTCCGAAATCCCGGATGTCGCGCGGAATTACTTCGACCGTATGGAGGAACTGGGTATGTTCCCGGGTTATGTGTTTCGGGCGGACGGTAAAACCGCGTATATCGCCGAAAGGCCGGAGGATCCCGATGGCAAGCCGGATTGGCAGGTCATCGGGTATTTCGTCGCTTTGACGGAAATGCAGAAATCCAAGAAGCGTACCTTCGCGAATGTGCGGCGGTTGCTGCTTGACGAGGCGACGGTGGATATGAGTGACCGGTATCATGGGTATCTCGCCCACGAGTTCGAACTTTTGGCGAACATCGTGGATTCATGCACGCGTGAACGCGCCGACGATGAGATGCGGCGCAGGCCGCACGTCTATCTGCTCTCCAATGCCTGCGATCTTGTGAATCCTTATTTCGTTCGATACGGCATCGACACCGTACCTCCGGAAGGGTATTCGTGGCATGCCGGGAAAAGCTTTCTGCTCCACTACCTGCGTGACGCGGGGTACGCCGAAGCAAAACGTACGGATACCGTGGCGGGGCGCATGCTGCAAGGCACCGCGGAGGAACGCGTGGCGTCGTACAACGACTTCGGGAACGGTCATGATGATTTCGTGGAACCGAAGCCGTCGTATTGCGATTTCCACTTCGGGTTCGTTTGGCGTTCGGAGCGTTTCGGCGTATGGTACGACTCGCTTTCCGGGAATTTCTGGATCACCGGCAAAATCCCGAACAATACGCATGCGACGGTCTTCGCACTGTCCCGTGCCGACAATCGGATCAATCGCATGATGGTCAAACGGAGCAACAAGCTGCTTCAGCAATTGGTTGATCTTGCCATGTACAATCAGCTTCGTTTCGACACCGTGGGCAGGCGTGAAAGGTTTTATGAAGCCTTGAGTCTTTTCGGAATCCGCTGAATATGCTATATTGGGTTCCGAGCGTATGGCATCGTATGCCGGCACGAGTAGTGCAAGCCGGGAAGCCATGTGGGAACACATCCGGCGGCACGTCGAATAGGGCTATCGATTTCGCAAGGCTGCCATTTGCTTGCGCTCATGCTAGAATTGGGATTCGAACAAAACACAGATTTGTTCGGATCCCATTATTTATTGGAAGGAAACAGTTGATGAATAGATTTTCCATCAAGTATCGCCGCGTGATGACCATCGATAACCCCCCGGCCGACGGCGGTGGTTCCGCCGAAACGGAAAAGAACGCCGATGATGTTTCGGACGAAGCCGCTGAGGAATCGAATGCGGGGGTCGACGCCATCCTCGATGCCATCGCCGCCATTGCGGAGAAGGTGGAAGCCCTTTCCGACCGTATGGACGCCTTCGTGGATGCGGGGGCCACCGTACGTGAAACCGATGATGCCGAAACCATCGAAGACGATGACGACGTAGATGCGGAAGACTTGGAAACCGCCATCGAGGATATGGATTTCAGTCTTGACGAAACCGAAGAACAGAATTGAAAGGAAAAGTAGATGAAGAACAACAACACCATTATGGCCAAGTCTTGGCTGGCCGCAACCAATGATTTCCAGCAGCGGATCCCGAACCCGTCGCAGTCGGGCATCGCGGCGACCATGGACGCCCTTTTTCAGCCGATGAACGCGCAATTCTTCAACCAGTTCATGGATATTCTGGTGAACCGCATCGGCTTCACGTACGTGCGCGGCCAAGCCTATAAGAACCCGCTTGCGGTGTTCAAGGGCCAGAAGCTCACTTTCGGCAGCACCATTCAGGAGATCGCGCCGAAGTGGATCAAGGCGCATTCCTATAACGATGAGAACGAGACGCTGCTGAAGCTCCACCGTCCCGAAGCGGAAGCATGGTATCATTCCCAGAACAGGCGCGACCAGTATCCGATCTCCATCTCCACGGATGAGCTACGTACCGCTTTCACCGAGGAATACGGGTTGAACAATCTAGTCGCCCAGATCATGCAGTCGCCGATCAATTCCGACGAATACGACGAATACTCCATCATGAAGGAACTCATCGGATTGTATGAGCGCAAGTGGGGCTTCTACAAGCATAAGCTTTCCGCCGCGCCGACCGATGACGCCACCGGCAAGGAACTGCTCACCGCGTTGCAGACCTACGGCGGTCGACTGCAGTTCCCGAGCGCGTTGTATTCCGGCACGGACATTCCGGTATTCGCCAAGCCGAACGAACTAGTGCTGTTGGTCACTCCGGATACGCAGGCTGCGTTGAACGTCAATACGCTTGCCGCGCTCTTCAACGTCGATCTGGCGAAGGTGTCCTACCGTACCGTGCTCATCGATGAATTCCCCATCGACGGTGCGGTTGCAATGCTGACCACGGAAGATTTCTTCGTCTGTTCCGACACCCTCTACAACACCACGTCCTTCTGGAATCCCGAGACGTTGTCCACCACGTACTACCTCAATCATTGGGGTGTCTATTCGGTGTCTCCTTTCGTCCCGGTGATCCTCTTCACCGTCGGGGAAGGCACCACGGTGCCGACCGTCACACAGTCCGTTACCGGGCTCACCGTGACCCCGGCCGAAGCCACCGTCGAAGCCGGAAAGAGCGTGCAGCTCACCGTAAAGCTCAACGGTACCATCACACCTGAGACCCCGGATGGCGCTATCACCGTCGCGCCGGGTGCCGCGACATACACTGTCAAGGCATCCCGCATCGGCGAGACTGCCACGACGCCGGTGGAACTCAACTCCCGTACGCGCGTCGACAATTACGGAGTGCTTCACGTGCAGAAGTCCGGTTTGGAGAAGGGTGACACGATCACCGTCACCGCGACCTCCACCTACCGGAACCCGTCCGGCGAGACCGCCCCGTATACCGCGACCGCATCCGTGACCGTCGCGTAGTGGCGTGTGATATAATTAAAAAGCATCCCTACCGTATGGCCGGTAGGGTGCACCAAAAAATAAAAAGCTCTACCGTATGGCCGGTAGGGCTTTTTTCATGTTATGAAAGGAATGAAAATTATGGATGCGGATATGATCATCGCATTGGTCGGCAGCGTGGGTTTCCCCGTCGTCGCATGCGTGGCGATGGCATGGTTCTACGCCACCCAGTTCAAGGATTTCCAGACCATGGTGCAGAAGAACAATCTGCTGACGGAGGAACTCGTGGCTTTGCTGAGGGAGAAAGAGAATGCACAGGCTTCCTAAACGCTGTATCGGAATCGTATGTGCGATGCTGGCATGTGTCATGGTCTCACCGTGCGCAAACGCATCGATGAACGGCGTGGACTATTCCAGCTGGCAGTCGGCCACCGCACCCTGCAACGTGCAGGCTGATTTTGGCATCGTCAAGGTCAATCAGGGAACGTACCGGAACCCGTATTGGCAGACGCAGGCGGGATGCATCACCGGCAGGGGTGAGGGATTGGGCCTGTACGATTACGCATCCGGCATGGACCCCGTCGCGGAGGCCGACGTGTTCGTGGACCTCATCCGGGATTACGTCGGCAAAGCCGTGCTCGTGCTTGACTGGGAAAGCAACCAGAACGGCGCATGGGGCAATTCCGGTTGGATCCGCACATGGGTGAACCGGGTGCACGCGCGTACCGGCGTGTGGCCGATGATATACGTCAGCCGCGCCTACGTCTCCCAGATCCCGGGTGACGTACGTAGGAACTGCGCGCTATGGGTCGCCCAGTACGCAAGCAACAACCCCACCGGATATCAATCCTCCCCGTGGAATGCGGGGGCGTCCGGCGAAGCGATGATCCAGTATTCCTCGCACGGTTGGCTGGACGGCTACCCCGGTTTCCTCGACCTGAACCTCTTCATGGGGGAACGGTGGCAGTGGGATGCGTACGCGAACCCCGCGAACGCCGCACACGTCGAGGCTCCCGCGAAGCCCGGAAACGGCACGCCATCGACGTCGCCGGCGAAGCGGTCCGAATCCCCGCAATGCGATCGGTCGTGCGTCGTGGTCAGACCGGGCGACACCGTATCCAAGTATTGGACGGATTGGTGGAACGTCTCGGTGCCGTCCGGCAACCCCTCGCTCATCTATCCCGGCCAGACCATCTGCCATAAGAGCGCCGCGGCATCGGGCTCCGTACGTACGTACACCGTGCGCGCGGGAGACACGCTGAGCGGCATCGCCGCACGATACGGCACCGCCGTGGCCAACATCAGCGGCTACCGCTCCGGTGATCCGAACATCATCTACCCGGGTGAGGTTGTGCGAATCCGATAGTCATGCTATCGTTATAGCCGAGGGTCATCAGGTTCTCATATAGGGTTGGACCCCTGCAACGATTTCTTGCCACGTTGCAGGGGTTCTTTTCATATCGGAAAGGATTACAAAAAGAATGCGCCAATATCCGCACCTGCCGCAGACGACGGCCTTCCCGGACGCGCAAAGCGTGGCACCGTATGCGCAATATCATAACGATTTCGACTATTCCCGATGGACGGCCGGCACGAAGCTCACCGTATGCGACGTGCCTTGGGACGACAGCCGCAACATCGTCGGCTGGGAAAACGCCGAACGACGGGACGCATGGTTCCACGATCTCGCAGCCGCGGAACACGTCACGCTGTCGACCGAATTCCAGATCCTGCCGGACGGCACCGTCAAACTACCCATCCCCTTCGCGACGCTGAGCCGCGCCAATTACATCTTCGTGGAATACCCGACCCCCACCGGCGTCGCGCAGCCACTCGACCATGCGGATCCGGCAAGGGAGATCCGCGCATGGGGCTATTTCATCGACGACATCAGGCAGTTGGCGGCCAGCACGAGCGAATGCCATGTCACCTTGGACGATTGGACCACCTTCGGCCCCTACGTACACGCAACCTACATGCAGCTGACGCGCGGACACGCGCCCATGGCCGCCACCACCGTGACGGATTACCTCAACGACCCGGTGAACAATTCCGCGATGCTTCTGACATCGGACGTCAACTACGGCGGCACCGCCGACATCACCCGCGACCACACGTTCGTTCCTTTCGCTGCGGGCGAGAAATACGTGATGTTCGCGAGCCTCATCTCCCCCGCCGAACTCGACTCCCTCAAGCCCGCCGCCGACTGGCAGGGCCCCTCGACCCCACCGTCCTACGCGGACGCCGACACCCGCTGGGGCCACCAATACGTGGTCAACGACTATGATTGGCGGATGGGCGGCAAGGACTACTCACAGGCCACCACTCCCGTCACCCCTTACACCGCCGGGCAGACGACACCCACCACGGGATCCATGTACGCGCTAGCCGACACCGACGCCCGGAAATTCTTCACCTATCTGACCGCCTATCTGCCCCAGACCATGCAGACCATACAGGCCGTGTGGATACTCCCCGCGGAACTCATCGACGTCACCACGACCGGAAAACACTCCATCGGCGGCGTCACGGTGTACGACGTATCCAAGGTCGGCGAACTGCCCGACATCCAGATCGACCTTACGCGGGAAATGTTCGGCTACGCACCCGAATACGCGGGCATCGCCAAACTCTACACCTACCCGTACGCCAGTCTGGAGCTTTCCGACAACGACGGCAAAAGCGTGGAGATCCGCATCGAAAACACCGGGGACCTCGAACTGCACCGCCGAACCAGCCTCGCATACCCCTACCTCAAATCACAGATGTTCCTCACCGGCGTCAACGGCACGGGAAGCAAGACCTACGACTTCCGCAGGCTTGACGGCACCACCGGAACCGCCACCTCATGGGATACGGACTTCGCCGAATTCATGACGACCTTCGACATCCCGACCTACTCCCTTTTCATGGCCGGATACACGGACTATGCGATGCACAACCAGCAAGCCAACGTGGAAAAGGCACGCATGACGGCGCTCAACGCATACCGCACCGGCGCACGTTCCGGCAACACCGGCTACGAAAACGGCAAGGATTCCGCGAACACCGCGAAAACCAACGCCGACGCGTCGGCATACGCCGGACGGCAGAACGCACTGTCATCGAACGCCACCGAGCAGACGAACGCCAACGCGAACGCCGATCTCACCAGCACGAACACGACCAACACCATCAACACCTCGGTCGACAACCTCAACAAACGCGTGGCCAACCGTACCGCCGACTGGAGCAACAAGAAAGGCTCCGCGGTGGACCTCAACAACGAAACCACCACCCTGAGCACCGCGAATCTGAACGAGGACATCTCCTTCATGCAAACCCAGTTCAACGTAGAAGCCTCCTCCGATGCCGTCAGCACCGCGGCTTCCGCGGCCTCGGAATTCCTGTCCGGCGACATCGGCGGCGGCATCAGCGCCATCGTGGGCGGCGCGGTCTCCATCGCCAAGGACGCCCTCATCCTCGAAGCCACCAAGACCATGAACACCAACAAGCAGGGCAATTCCACCAACTTCGGAAACAACACCACGAAAATCCAGAACGACACCTGCGCCGTGCTCATCAAGAACGCCAACACCTACGACAAGGATCTCACCAAAAACAACAACGATCTCACCAAAACGAACACGGAGAACAGCGTCGCCACCGCGAAAAACAACGCCTTACGAACGAAAAGCACCGGCGACGCGAACGCGGACCGCTCATACGACACGAGCGTGGACAACAACGGGCGCACCAATTCCACAAGCCTGAATAACCTCGGGGAAAGCCGCGACGCGACCATGTTCGGGCTGCAGATCGCGCTCGAACAGGCGCAACGGTCGGCGGAACTCGACTATCGGAACCATCTGAACGACGCACCACGCCCATACGGGCACACGTCGGGCGACGCGATTCCGGACGTGTTCGCATACCGCGGATGCCAGATCCGCGTCAAGACGCAATCCGAATCGGCGATACGGCAGGCCGGAGACCAGATGCTGCGATACGGGTACACGTACGAAGGCGCATGGAATCCGACCACATTCAACGTCATGAAACATTACACCTATTGGCAGTGCTCCGAATTGTGGCTCGATAGTGACACCGATATACTTAACAGTGGCAAACGTCATATCCGCGACCTCTTCCAAAACGGGGTGACGGTATGGCGGAACCCCTCTGAAATCGGCAGAACCGGAATCTATGACAACTGAAAGGATCAAATGAAACATGCCCATTGAAGTAGACGAAACGGAATACAAGAAAATGAAAGCCGCCTACGACGCCGCACACGAAAAATACGGCGACTACAACGACGAGCAGATCGACCAACTCATCGAACTGCAAGTCCGCCGTCAGGTATCCGCATGGGAGCAGGAAATCGGTGCCGCAAAACTGCAGGAACAAGTCCAATTGTCGCGCGAACGCGCGAAGCAAGCCAACCGAGACGTCGAAGCCGCTTCCAAAACCTATGCCGAACTGCGGCAGATCATGCTTGAGGATTCGGTATCCGCACCGGTGATCGACACGGACACCGACATGGAAAGACTCATCAAGGGAGAGTGAACCGTGAGCAATCGCAGACGCAAACGCGCAATGTGGGGCGAACCGAACTATTGGGCCTCCGCCGCATACGACAGCGCGGTATATCTCATGTACCGCCAACAGATCTACGAACTGGCCCTATCCCGGTTCAAGTGGATCGGGCTCCCCGCAACCATCGACGCCCGATACCTCGAATGGACGCTATTGACGCAGGGTGCCGCCACCATCGCGCACCCGCACAAGCAGCCGCACACCTTCTACGGCACGCAAATGGCATACAGCGGACCCCCGAACGTATACGACAACCCCACCCGCTGGCAGAGCATCGGCAACAACGGATGGAGATTCAACGTCAGCCCGCGCAACGGAGTCATCGTATGGGACAACCTCTACCGCACGCCCATCACCAATTGGATCGACATCTGGGCGCGTGAACTGACCGACATCCGCCAGACCATGCACCTCAACCGCATGCACCAGAAAATACCGTATATCCTCAAAGGCCCGCAGGAAAAGAGACTGGACATGACCAACCTCTACAAGCAACTGGCGGGCGGGGAACCCGCGGTGCTCACCACCAACGGGGTCGAAGCCATTACCGTGGACGTCCTGCAGACCAAAGTGGAATTCCTCGGAGAGGAGCTTCAGGCGGTCATGCAAAACCAATGGAACGAAATCTACGCCGGACTCGGCATCCCCAACCTGCCATTCAAGGCAGAACGACAAATCGAGGACGAGGTCAAATCACAGTCGGCACCATCCTCATTGATGGCGTTGAACCCGTTGGACGCGCGCCGGCAGGCCGCCGACCAGCTCGCCAGCCGTTTCCCGGACGATTTCCCGAACGGCGTGGAAGTCGTCTGGAATCAGGACAACCGAAGCGACAATTACAACTTCTACGCCGACATCAAGGAACAGGTGGATACCGATGAACAGGATTGAACCATACGTGCCGTCCGAGGCGACGCCCGAATTCCATGCCGTAGTATCAATCAGCCTCGGTGAACTCGTGGAAGACGGGTTCATCGACTGGTCGGACGACAGCTGGCATTGGGACGCCTACGACGACGAGCAATACAATCGCTTGAACACAAAAATCGAAGCCCACTATTGGGACAGGGAAATCGGTGTGCTCCCGCCCGGTGCATGGAAAAGGGAGTTCATACGGAAAATGAACGAAATCATGCCGAAATACAAACTCGCATACCATGCGGTGACAGACGGGGTTTCACTCATGCGCGTCGGCGACGACTACGGCAAAAGCCGCACCATCGGATCCAGCTTCCCAGCCACCCAACTCAAACCCAATCAGGATTACGCCTCCGACGCAAACGACAACGAATACGAAAGCGTCCGCGAAGGCGATTACCTTGATAGAATAAGACTACTGAAGGCATACGATGACATCGATCTGCAAATCATCGACGAGATGGAATCGATGTTTACGTGCCTCATGACAGTAAACATGAACATCTAGAAAGGACATCATGGACACAAAAGATCCACCGAATTTCGGAACATTGTTCCCCTTCATCACACAGTACACGCCAGTGGTCCCCAAACTTTATTGGGACGTCTACAGCGCGGAACAGCGGATGAAGTGGCTGAGCATGGAATGGGACAGAATCGAACACTATCTACTCGATCTGTGCAATCAGACAAACCAAAACAGCAACGACATCGAGGAATTGCAACAGCAGTTCAAGGAATTCAAGGAACACGGCTTCGACGATTACTACCGCGAAATACTTGAACGATGGATATCGGAGCATTTCGCCGATATCATCGAAACCTCGATCCAAGTACTGTTTTTCGGCCTTACGGAAGACGGCTATTTCTGCGCCTACGTGCCGAAGAATTGGTCGAAATACATGACTTTCGACACCGGCGCAACCTACGGAGCGGACGACTACGGCCGCCTGAAAATCTCATACTGAAAGAAAGGAAGAACGTATCATGTCCAAAAAGTTCACCGACGATGAAATCAAGGAAATTCTGGAGCTTGTGCAGCACGACAAGCACACGCAATATATCGGCGCACGCTATGTGCCGCTGTTCGGCCGCAAGGGCGAATCATCCATCGAATGGGATAACAAGGCCCCATACGAACCACTGACGATCGTCATCCACGCCGGAAATTCATACACATCCCGACAGTACGTCCCCGCGGATATCGATATCACCGACGAATCATATTGGGCGCTGACCGGAAACTATAATGCACAGGTGGAACAATACCGCAGGGAAACCGCGGCGGTGAAGACCGGACTGGAAACCGAAACCAGCGACCGCGAAGCCGCCGACACCGCACTATCCGGACGTATCACACCCCTCGAAACCGCCATGCCGACGAAGCTCGACGCAGTCGCGCACGACGACACCCTTGCAGGCTCCGGCACATCCGCCGACATGCTCAAAGTACACCTAAACCACTCCACGCCGAACAACGATACAGGCAACACCGTTTACCCCACACTCGCGAAGGACAAAACCACCGACGCGATCAAGGGCATCGCATTCAACGCCGGCGACGGCCTGACCGCATACAACAGCGATGATATCGATGTCGGCTCCGGCATTCGGCTTTCCGATGGCACCAAGAATCTTCTCGAAAACGGCGAATCCCACGTATATGACATCCGCAATTATCATTCCTCCGATGACACCGATTACACCAACGCTTGGAATAAAATCATGGCCGCCATTGGAGACAATCACGGCACTGTCCTATTCCCTAATCAGGAATATACTGGAACGTTTGTTATTACTAAGCGTAATATCGACGTTACCGGAAGCGGACTTCTGCATTCCAAGATCACAGTCGCCAACAAAAACACATCTCGCACCAACCCCAGTAATATCAATATATACGGTCTTCGTTTCGACACCACAACGGAATGTATCGAAATCACCAACTGTTTCGGTTTGAACATCACGAACAACACCTTCATCAGCGATACGGTCGCCATTAAAGGCACTTCCACCGGCGGTACCGCAATGGCGGATCAAATCAACATCAGACACAATGTTTTCGAAAACACCCCCACCGGCATTAAAATCGGAGACCCCGATTCAACCGATCTGTATTATCAATTGATTGATATTTCCGATAATTTCATCGATTGCACGAGTAATCAAATCATGGTTTCATACACGGATGGCGTTTTCGTGCATAACAACACATTCCAGAAAGGCAACATCCAATTGCTGATCAAGGAGGGACATCAGGTCAGCATCACCGGCAATAACTTCTTCGAAAGCGGCAGCAACGCGATTTCGCTCGATAATCCGCTGCAAACCATCATCAACGGAAACATCATTACATGGAGTGGCCAGAAAGAACAGACTCCCGCAATAAATATCATTGGAAAATCAAATTCCACCGCAGCAATCATCACCGGCAACACCATCGAAGACTGCTCCCAAATAGCGATCTATTGCGACGGACATGTTTTCGAACCGAATATCAGTAATAACATCATTACTCGTTCATGGTCCAAAACGCATTACACCGGCGCGACACCGCATTCCATCTCCACCGACGCCTTGAGCATCAAGTTCGAAAACCCCTACGGTACCGTCCAGAACAATACGATCAACAGCACGTTCGGTGTTTCGGACCACACTAAAAATGCCAATAATCCGCAAACGACCATAGATAACGTTATTAATAATTACCAGATTAATAACAAATCTCTTACCAATCAGCAACAGCTCGCTACCCATACGACCCCTGTTTGGAATAATAAAATCCCGCTATTTTTGATCGCCGAAAATACAAAAATTACAACAACCGAATTTTTAGGCGACTCAATCTATAGCAAATACCGGTTTGGTTTCATTTATTCCTTCGGCGGCACATTGACACTCGATGACACCTCCGTAGTTGGTGCCAATAAATCCGCCATTTTTATGACAACCAATTCCAGCGTCAGAATCTCCCAACTCGCATAAACCAGGCATCATAGCAAAATAGCCGCTCCGGACAATCAAGCCCGGAACGGCTTTTTTCATATGATGTAGTACCGTTTCTCTATGCGGAAGAAACGATTGATGTTTTTATCCCCGAATTTACTTTCACTATACATGGATGCGTGTGTCTTTATCCATTTACACGCATCAGAGAATTCATCGAAGTATCGTAAATTGGTTTTGTGTTCCTCATTGGTGGTTATATCCACATCAGTGATGCTCACCACGAACCTCAGTCTGGTTCCGCTTTCGGAAGTCTCGTTCATGCGTTCCACCCCCAACGTTCGCACTGTTCGATGACGTCCTGCGATATGCGGCTTGCGCTCATCATCAGGTATGCCACCAAAAACATGCACATGCTCTTAGGGCAATGCATTACGAATTCTTCACCGAAATGCTTGAAACGCACCTCAGCTTCATCCGTCGGCTTCTGTATGATGACTACACTGAATATATTCTTCATGATTCTTGCCTTCCTGCCAACCTCTCCGGCTGACAACTATTACAATACCACACCAACACCACGACACGCGCGAAACCACACACAATCCACAAGCCTTCACAAACCCAACACAACCCAGACCACACCACCCACACCAACCACACCACCCCCACCGACCACACCACCCACACCACGGGGACCACACCCCCTAACTTTCCCATACTC